ATCATCGTTAAAGCGTGGGTCATTGACTGCATACTTGAACTTCGGAAGCAGTCCTTGTTTCTGTAGACTTGTGACGTCGGTCTGGATGTCGGTTGCCTCGAGTGCATCAAATGCTACCTGTGAGCGCTGTTGTTCTTCACCACGGTACCTAGCAAGCAAATCACGTGCATTGATCTCCTGGGCGCTTAGAGCGGCGCTAAAGGCTAACTCTGCACGCTTAGAAGAAAATTCAAAGTCATCCGGTAGTTCTTCGAGACGCTTTACATTGTATACCTTATCTTTGCCATCTTCTCCTTCATGTCCCATAACCTGGATATTTGGAAGATTTTCTATAATATACTTCTGCCAATCAGGGAGCGGTTCGAGCTTGGTTTCTTCAGGAATATCCTCGAGTTCTACCTCTTCGGGAGTTTCTTCGATAGGTGCATCAACTTCTTTTGCTTCCGGGTCTTTAGGTGCTTCGACTTCTTTACCCTTCGGTTCTTCTTTCTCATCGTCAGATGGGACTGACTTAAGTAGACGATCTACTTGTCCGCTTAAAGGTCTACTGCTGTCGATAGGTAAAGCACGTTTACCTTCTTTAACTGGTTCTGACTTTACTGGTTGTGGATCACCCTCAATTATTGGGGTTGGTTCAATGATATCTGTCATTATTTCTCCTTAATTATATTGTAGGCGACTGAGCTGGATTAGCAAGGTTAACCTGTGGCTGTCCACCACCGAGAGGCATTAGACCTTGTGGTGGTTGTCCTGGAGGAGTTTGACCGACCGTAGGAGGAACCCCAGGGAGTGGTGCAGGTTGTTGAACGAGAGGAGGTTGTTGCATGATACCTTGCATCGGTGAACCAGGTTGTGGTGGCATTTGCGGAGGCATTTGAGGCATCCCAGGCTGTGGCATTGGAGCCATCATGCCCGGTTGAGGTGGGAGTTGTGGCTGAATCTGTTGGACACCAGTTGCAAGTACCTGCTGAGGAATTGGCTCAGGTGTTGGATCTTCGGGTGCGGTGTCAATTTCAGTCCTGATCTCGAGCGAGTCGACAGCCTTGTTGATGAACTTAATTGTCTCTCGTTGGATCTTTGGCTTAGCGTTGCGGAACTCATCAGTAACAAGGAACTTACGCATCTGTTCAATGTAGTCTTTGGTCGGGTCTTCACGATCGTCTGGTATCTTACCACCCATGAGTTCAGTCCAGTCAACCGCTGCGTCGGTGTCAGCGTCGTTAGCTGCAATATCCATTGCGAGCTGCGTGGGGTCAGACTTCCACTTCATAAAGTTATCATAGAGCTTCTGTGGTTCATCCATGTGAAGAAGCTTATAGCCGTCGTAGGGACTAAGAACGCCCATTTTAAGTAGGTTGATAGCGACTGACTCTTGTCGGCTCTTGTCGAATGGAAGTGTTGTACCCGACTGAACACGAACGCTCATACCTTTATCAATGCGGTCTTTACGCATTTCAATAAAGTCAAACTTACCATCGCCACCGTTGACAGTAGCGTAGTGAGATTCTGTGTACCAGACAGTCATCATTTGGGTTAAGAACTTAAAGTAACGATCCATACCGTAATCAACTGACCGGACAATCTTATCTTGTCGTCCTGACGCTTGGTTCTTTACCATGATATCGGTTGAGGCTGTTTCGACCTTATTATCGTCTTGACCGGTAAACTGTGACGGCGTACCCATGATACCGTGAATAGTTTGCTTCGTGTTGGCAAGCTGGGTAATAAGTTCATTAGAGACGATTTGTGGAGTAAGCTGGGCTACCACATCATTAACATTTTGGTTGGGCTTTGTCTTAACAAGCAGCAATTGATTTGGATCGCCCGTGAAGTTCTGGGCGTCGTCTTTTGACATTGCGTGAGAGTCAATCACCTTAAAGCCGTTAGCGGTGGCAAGATTGTCTAAGACTTGACGCCCCAACTTATTGAGAATGTCCTGTTGTGGAATTGCTTGTTCAAGCGCATTGGTGCGGTCAAGCCATGAAGCACCGTCATTAGTGAGATTGAAAGGAATAAATGGCTTCATCGGATGATCGAGGAAGTTAGCGCCTTCTTCTTCATAAAGCCAGTTAGGGTCAGGGCACTTATCGAGTACGAGATCATCAACGTACCAGGCTACTGCTTCCTTAGGCTTGTTATCTTCGTAGTAAGTAAACCAGACTTCACGATAGGCAACCTCAGCCGTCATGTTCCGTGCGCCCTTACGCTTAATAGTGAAGTGATTCAATATCTCATCTTCTTTGTCTGGGAAGCGAGCGATCAGACCCTCAACGTTATCCTTAAGCACGTGACAGATAAAGCGTGGGTTCTCACCAAGCTTGGCGTTCTTATCAATGATGATGTGATTAGGGTCAACGACTTCGGGGATAATCTCACCATTCTTACCATAGAGAGGATCCCACCTTAATTTGATGATGCCGATATACTTACCAATCAGGTTATAAATAGCCCCCTCAAGCTTACGAGGAATCTCAAACTTCTCTGAGTGGGCAAGCATGTACTTTTCGAGGTTCTGGGCGAGGACAATTGATTCCTTCTTGTCGTCAGCGGGATAGACTTCTGCACGTGGTGTCTGAGCACATACATAAGAGATGATAGCGTCAATCCCCACAAAGATCTCGTTATCAATAAAAGGAGTTTGATGACGGTATAGCTTGTTTTCGGCAAGGTGCTGTCCCTGTAGCATTTGAGCGTTCTTTAGGCGTTTGTTTTTCAGGTTGAAATGATTGATATCATTGTACCAGTCTTTAGAATCCTCGATGATGTTGTGAAGATTCTTGATGATATACGCATCGTCAAGCTCTAGGGAGATGGTTGGGAGTTGGTAAAGTTCACCGTCACGGCTAGCTAGGTCATCGACGTTATAATCCGAGGTTGGCTGCGAAAAGAGCTGGGGATTCATTACGCTAATACCTTCATAGTTGTTGGATGCATGCATTCTCCTTGAATATCTTTAGCTGCGATTGCATAAGCTTCGGCAGCTTCTCTTGCAGTTTTAAAATAACCTAGTGTTTTTCTTATACCGTTACTGCCAATTCTCGCTTGCCACCGCCCATGGCTAAAAGTAACACCTTTATAGCCACTCTTCGTATTTTCATAAGGTCTACGGTTCATAGAGTTTTGTGATTGCGTAACAACTCTAAGATTAACCCGTCTATTGTCTAGCTTGTCGCCATTGATGTGATCAACGACTTTGCCCGTTGGAGCTTCTAGTATAACTTTATGCATAGATAATAATCTAGGCGTCTCAGGGTAACGATATATAGAGTGTACCGCATAGCCACCTCGTAAGTGCCACTTCATACTAGAAAGCATCTCGTAGTCCGCTTCATCAACAATTGCTTGTTTACCGCCAGTTAGTTGTATATATCGAGCTTTAATAGTATTTTACTCCTTAAAAATAGAGTCACGAATACTCGTGGCTCTAAACCTTTATGGCTTTATAGTAGCACAAACACAAAAGAAAAGAACCAGACTTCTAGAAAATCTGGTTCAATTCTCGTCTCGGCTTGTACAGGTTATAGGCAAGTACAAGCTTCAACAAGTACATTATAGCACTATTGGAAATAAAAAGTATACTTTGTTTCACAACCATGGCATTTCTTCTCCACCATACCCATACCACGAGGTATTTCCTTCTCTGGGTAGCCTTCACCTTGAAAGACAGCGATAACATCACGGTTCACGTGAAATAATCTTGAACGACAGCGCATACAAAAATATGGTACTGCATTAGGTAGGTTATTCTTATTGAGGATTATGACCCATGACCACATTACATTTCTCTCCAGCTTCTATCCTGATGACCATTTAATAACTTTTGTATGTCTAGCCCCGTACCTTCAATTGTTCCGTCCTGCTGTCCTTCCCACATTACATGAGCTTTCTCTTTATCTGGTGGGTTAGGATCAACGAAGCCAAGTCCTGCATCATATTCTCCTTTGTAGTTTACGCTAAAGAACTCTGTTTGTGTACGGTGGTGTGATGTCCAGTCATGAACAGGCTTTGTGATAGGAGTAACTGCTTGACTCGTTTCCTCACGCTTAGGGTAGTGAGCGTTCTTAATTGCCTCCGCCCACCAACGAGTGCCATCTGTATCATTCACGGTTAAATGGGTAAACAACCTACGTGTCGCATCTCGACGGTGTATCCAATCATTCTCTAGATCATTTACCTGTACATCTACCCCGTGTTCCCTCATTATTTCGTAGGGACTAACACCTGACTCAATGTGAGCCGACTTCCCGCTTGGGTCTCCAAAGAATACGTCCTTGCGCCATTTACTCACGGTACGCATGAACTCTAATTGTTTCTCGTTATAGTCGAAGTTGTGCTGTTTCCCACAGTGGGGACACTCAGGCACGTTTATACAGTCCTCTAAGCCAAAGAATGGGAAGTACCACTCAATGATATGGTCTGTCTCTTCGTGTGCATCTAATAGGAGAATCCAATCACTATTCTTGATGGGTTGCCAATATCCTAGTGCCACAGCGTCAAGTCCTAAGTCAATCGAAACATATAAAGGAAGTTCTTTGTCATACTCTGCTTGTTGGAAAGGAACGCTACCAATCTCAGGGTACGGACGACCTGTACTTGAGTACTCCCAGCTAATATCTAGTTCATGTAATACTTCTTCCTCCGATCGACGTGTCTTTTCGTAAGCATACCACTTGTCATCTTTGTTAGGGTGAAGTCGCCAATGGAACGTTCTGACTTTTACCTTCTCACTGAATCTGAGTACTTTGGCAAACGATGGTTGATCTGGGGGCGTCGTCACAGCTTGTCTACACCGTGTGGCATCACCTGCTGCAGTCCATGAGGCTCTTGCATCCTGCCAAAAGCCTATCTCATCAAACAGTACATCTTTATAACGTCCACCACGAGAGAAGTTCTTATTGCTTGATTCACCTTTAATCACGTTCCCATTTTCTGGGTTGGTCAGTTTCATATATGTCCGGTGTTTCTTGGTGTCAAAGCCCTCAGGTAAGATTAATGGGTCTTTAATGTTCTGTATGAAATAATCTAGCTTTCCATATAGGGAGGCAAGTGTCCCATCATCTACATATTCCTCTTTACGTGAACCAAGAAGCGACTGATACCCATCTGCGAATATCCACATCCAAAACCTTACTGCGAGGGCAAGCCATGAAGCGCCCATGTCACGTGACTTCTCGTCCATAATGTCATAGCCTTCTTCGATCGCCTTCACAAGACCAAGTACATAGTCCTTCTGGAAATCGTACAGGATAAAGTCTAAGTTGTGAGGGTACGCTTCAGGACGTGGGTCATAGGTTTTTAGGTAATGCTCAATGAAGAACACAGGGTCTCTTGCAGCCTTCCGTCTATCTCTCTCATCAAGTAACTCACTTAGAGCTATCTTCGATGAATTGTCTAATTCGATCATTTAACTCCTCATCAGATAGTTTCTTAGTTACAAGGGATTCACCACCCGATGTAATATCAAGGCTCTCGTGTGCTTTACCTTCTGTACGATCTGTTATCTCTTTCATATCAGGTAGTGAGTTCTTAGCCCTCATAACAGCGTTGTAAGCTAGTTCTTCAACTACAAGGTGTTTCATGGGGTCTATGTTTCTATAATCGTTTAATTCATCAAGACTCATATTCATAAAGCGCTTGTACTGATAGCTAAAGACATTCTCTTTTTTCCATCCACCATCACTTCTAAGCTCTGGGTGATCTTGAAATCCACCCTTACCAGTTGGGTTGCGTACTTCGCCTTTTTTTGCTGTCATAAGTTAACCTGCTTTGTGGTTAGTGTCATCTACCGAACACTATACAAGCAATAGCATTAATTGTCTATGTTACTTAT